AAATAAAGGATATCAGTATGACTTCTTTTCAGAAGAATGGTCTTTTGAATGTGGGGCTTGTGGTACAGAGCTATATGCTCCTACTAAAAAACATATGGAAGGCAACTTCTGGATTCATACTCATTCAAAAGAATGTCTTGGTGGATGGTAATGAATAAAGAAGAACTTGAAGAAGCACTTTCTTACATAGATGAAGAAGTTATGGTTATGGATGGTTTTGAGGAAGCCTTTATAGGTCTTTCACTAAGATGTGGTCAGCCAACACTTGCTACTTATTCCTGGCAAAAAATGGTAGATGTTTTGATGGATAGAGACGGTATGGAATATGATGAAGCAGTTGAATACATATCTTATAATTGTCTTGGTGCATGGATGGGTGAACTCACTCCAGTCATAGTACTGCCTCTGGAGTTTTAATGTCTGATAAAAAAGAAGTTTATAACGAATGTTATATGTGTGAAAATATGTACCTAGATATATTAGATTTAATAAATCATATAAGGTTAGAGCACAAGGAAGAAACTGGTACACAATGAGCTTTCTTATTGAAAAAGTTAAAGAAATGTTAGAAGAGTATCAAAAAGAAAATGGAACTCTTGATGATAAAGAATATGAAAAACTTTTTGTACATTTTTATTTAGAGAATGAAGATGAGTACTTAAAGAAAAGAATTAAGTCAATTAGATCTGATGGTAAAAAGAGAGTATGATGGAATTTAAAATAGAGCACGATGTAGACAAAGGACCACTAGTTAGATGGATGGCTAATCAGGCTATGAATGTATCTGGCTGGTTGGCAAAGGTATCCTCTCCATATGCAGATATGTATACAGCAGTATGGGATGATTATGAAGATGAAAGCGATCTTGCTGAGCCACATAACCAAATGGGAATATTTGATAATCTGGAGCCATTGCCACATTTTGAACGACTAGCAGAAGATTTAATTTAATGTCAGATGATTATTATTACTATAGAGATCAAGTAAAAGAACTTCAAACTGTTAATGATTTTGTTAGAAGGAATACTTTACTTTCTGTCCAAAATAGGATAGAGTATGTTAAAAATGAAAGAGAAAAATTAGGTCTGCCATTTAGCGGTATAGATATGGCAATTGAGGTAGTTAGGACAATGTTAAATGAAAAATAAAGAAGTAAAGAAAGATAAAACTATTATTTATAAAGAAGTAAAAGATGATAGAACAATTATTTATGAAAACAATTTATATACAGTAGACGAGTTTGTTAATAAATATTCCAACGCTTTAAAGTCATATTTACTTACAAGACAACTTGGAGACAAGAGCAAGAAGTCTCACATAGTTGATCTTGCGGTAGAAAATGCATCTTTTGCAGAGTCTCTTTATATTTCAGTAGATAGTTTTAGATGATGTTTCTTACAAAGATGATTAGGTTTGCAGAAAAAATTGGTATGGATGTAGACGAGCTTATGGAAATGACAGTTCTTGATGCCATAATGAAAATAGAAGAGACTAGGGATATGTGGGCAGACTTAAGAAAAGAAATAGGATAGTCTTTAAGGTATAATTGAATAATGAATTCTATTATAGATATAAAAGTAATTGGCTGCGGTGGCGGTGGAATTAATGCTGTTGATAGCATGATCCTGCAAGGACTATCTGGAGTAGAGTTTATTGCAATAAATACTGACGTTCAAGCACTAATGCCAAGTTTGGCAGATGTTAAAATTGATATTGGAAGAGATAGAACCCGTGGTCTTGGTGCTGGAGCAGATCCTAATATTGGAAGACTTTCAGCAAAAGATAGCATAAGTGAAATTTCTGAAGTTGTTTCGGGTGCTGATGTTGTTTTTGTAACGGCTGGAATGGGTGGTGGAACTGGAACTGGTTCTGCACCTATAGTCGCAGGATGTGCTAAAAAAGCTGGAGCCTTAACCGTGGGCGTTGTAACTACGCCATTTGGGTTTGAGGGCAAGAAGCGTATGAATAATGCCTTAGAGGGAATTAATAGTTTTAGTAAAGAAGTAGACACCCTCATAGTTATTCCAAATGAGAATCTTATCTCAATGCTTGACCCAGATATATCTATGCAAGATGCCTTTAAAGAAGCAGACAATGTTTTATTAAAAGCAATAGCAGGAATATCTGATTTAATAACTACCCCTGGTCAAATTAATATTGACTTTGCAGATATTAAAAGAGTTATGAAAGATGCTGGATCTGCATTTATGGGAATTGGCTATGCAGATGGGGAAGATCGTGCAGAAGTTGCAGGTAACGAAGCAATTACAAGTCCAATTCTTAATGTTGATCTTAATGGTGCAATGGGTGTTTTGATTTCAATAGCATCATCTGGTCAAATTAAAATGCAAGAAGTTAACAAGATTGCATCTCTTGTAGCAGATAAAGCACACGAAGATGCTGATATCATATTTGGAACAGTCTTAGATCCAGATCTTGAGGATGGTATTCTAGTAACTGTCATAGCGACAGGCTTTGTAAATGAATGATATTCAATGGACCTTTGGAATTATAACTGTCTATGAAGATAAGCAAAGACTTCAAGAGATTATAGATAGCATTCGTAATCTTAATATCCCAGAATATGAAATACTATTTGTTGGTGGTGGAGACAGCTCTGATATTGATGGTGAGGATATTAGAAAGATTGACTTTGATGAATCAGTTAAAGAAAGATGGATTACAAGAAAAAAGAATATACTTGTAAAAGAAGCTAAGTATGACAATATAGTTCTAATGCACGATTATCATATCTTTGATAGCGACTGGTACAAAAACTTTGTTGAGTTTGGAACTGATTGGGAAATTTGCTCTTGCCCGCAATACTTAATTACTGGATCAAGAAATCCTATGGACTGGTCTCTTTGGGATAAGCCAGGTTATGGAAGAGCCTGGTCCTTAAACTATGATGACTGGTCTCAGACACAATATATGTACATCTCTGGTGGATTCTTTATGGTCAAGCGTCATGTAATGATTGAAGAACCACTTGATGAAAGTCGTGGATGGAATGAAGAAGAAGATGTTGAATGGTCTTACAGGGTAAGAGATAAGTATGTTATGAAGTGCAATGGTAAAAGTATTGTTAGACATAACAAGTGGCATAGACACGCAGGACCTCAAAGATGAGTAATAGATTAGTTATATTTGATTTAGATGGTGTTCTAATTGATTCAAAAGATTTACATTATAAAGCTCTTAACAATGCATTAGAAAAGGTTGATCCAAAATATAAAATATCTTATCAAGAGCATTTATCAAAGTATGATGGATTAAATACTAGGAAAAAGCTTTCTATGCTTACCAAAGAAAAAGGGCTGCCACAAGAATCTCATAACAATGTATGGAAAGATAAGCAGGAAGAAACATTTTTAATGCTTGAAAATATTCCAGCAAATACAAACGCTATAAGCATCATGTTATACCTAAAATCTGAGGGCTGGAAGATTGCCGTAGCATCTAATAGTATTAGAGAAACTATCATAAAGTCTTTACACGGAATACAGGTACTTCATTTAGTAGACTACATTGTTAGCAACGAGGATGTCTGGCATCCAAAGCCACATCCAGAAATGTATTGGAAGTGTATGGTAGCGTTAGATGCATTCCCAAAAGATACAATAATTATAGAAGACTCTCACATTGGAAGGCAGGGAGCTTTAAATTCTGGGGCAAACCTATACCCAGTTAAAGATTCTTATGATCTTAATGATACAATATTCATAGAGTTTATAGAAAGATTTGAAAAGAAAGAGAGAACTGGACAAGTGCCTTGGAAAAATAAAGAGATGAATGTTCTTATACCTATGGCTGGTGCAGGTTCAAGATTTGCACAAGCAGGTTATACTTTTCCAAAGCCATTGATTGAAGTTAACGGTAAGCCAATGATCCAGGTAGTTGTTGAAAATCTTAACATTGATGCACATTATATCTTCTTAGTACAAAAAGATCATTATGAAAAATATAATCTTAAACAACTTCTTAATCTTATTGCTCCAGACTGTGACATAGTTATTGTTGATGGAATGACTGAGGGTGCTGCTTGTACAACTTTACTTGCTCAAGAGCTTATCAATAGCGACAAGCCGCTACTAATGGCTAACTCTGATCAGTATGTGGAATGGGACTCTAACGAAGCATTGTATGAGTTTGGTGCTAGTAATATAGACGGTGGAATACTTTCATTTAAAGCAACTCATCCAAAGTGGTCTTTTGCAAAAGTTGGCGAAGATGGATTTGTTTCAGAGGTAGCAGAAAAGAATCCAATTTCTGATAATGCAACAGTTGGAATATATTACTGGAAGCACGGTTCAGACTATGTTAAGTATGCAAATCAAATGATTGATAAAAACATTAGAACTAATAATGAATTTTATGTTTGCCCTGTTTTTAATGAAGCAATTGAAGATGGAAAAAAGGTAAGATTAAAAACTATTGATAAGATGTGGGGAATTGGAACCCCTGAAGACTTGAATTACTTTTTAGAAAATAACAAGGAGATATAATGGCAAAAGGTAAGAAAGACTATTTAAAAATGCAAAACGATTACTATGATGAATATGCTGCTAAGTGGTCTTTAGATTTTAGAGATCCAGTAGTTGGATCATATGATGCTCACAATAACTGGAAAGACTATGATGAATTTCTTTTTAAAGATTTTGATACCTCTGGTTTAGTAGCACTAGATTATGGATGTGGTCCAGGAAGAAACATTGTAAAATTTAATAGTAAGTTTGAAAGAATTGATGGAGTAGATATTTCAGATGTTAATCTAGAAAAAGCTAGAGTTAATTTACAACATAATAATATAGAAGTTCCAAACCTTTATGTTACACCTGGAGATAACTTATCAATGATTGAAGATAATGTTTATGATGTAATGTTTGCAGTAATTTGTTTCCAGCATATTTGTGTTCACGATGTTAGATTTAACATTCTTAAAGAAGCTTACCGTGTTCTTAAAGATGGTGGAAAGCTTTGCTTCCAGATGGGATTTGGTGGAAAAGAAGGTATTCCAACGGCTGGATATTATGATAATCTTTATGATGCTGCAAGTACAAATGGTCACTCAGATGTTAGCGTTACTAATGAAGATGAGTTAATTGATGATTTAGTTAACAAAATTGGATTTAAAAATTATAAGTCTGACATTAGACCAACTGGTCCAGGGGACAATCATAGAAATTGGATTTGGGTTCAGGTTGAAAAATGATTTACATATCCCATCGTGGTAACTTAACTGGAAAGCATCATGATCTTGAAAATAGTCCAGTCTATGTTTATCAAGCTATAGATAAAGGTTTTGATGTAGAGGTTGATCTTCGTCATAAAGACGGACAGATATTTTTAGGTCACGAAAAGCCTCAATATTTAATAGACGATAACTTTATTGATGAATGCAGAGAAAATTTGTGGGTTCATTGTAAAGATAAAGAGTCTTTAAAGTATGCTCTTGATGAAGATTTGAATTGCTTTTTTCATAAAGCAGATGACTATACTTTAACTAGTAAAGGTTATGTATGGGCATTTCCAGGAGTAGCAAAGGCAAATTCAAATACAATTGCAGTTCTTCCAGAACTATTTAGAACTGTAGAAGAAATGAAAGATTTAGACTATCATGGCTACTGCTCTGATTTAATTGAATATATAAGGAGTAGTCACAATGTTTAAAGAGATAGATTATAACAAACACTTTGTTATTGGTACACCGCTTGTGGGATGGAAAGCAGACGTGGGTGAAGAGATGTCTTGGCTAGAAAACTCAAAACAAATAATTGAAAAATTCCCGAATGCAAAATTCTTCACTGCATTAGAACTTGATAGCAGAGGTCTACAGCCTTTTGAAAGAGTTTTGAATGCATTAAAAGAGATCAACGGAGATTTCTGGACATATACAGTAAATGATATGGAAAGCACTGTAACCTCTTCTAACAGATGGATTAGAATTGAAACTGGTAGAAATCTTATTAGAGAGTTTGCACAAAGGCTCCGTAAAACTTCTGGACATCACTGGGGAGAAGATTGTACAGAAGAAAATCTTGGAGTTGTAAACTATGATGCAATATTGTATGTTGATTCAGATATAGTTTTAACTGCAGAACTTATTGAAAAATTGTTTGAAGTAGATCATCCTATTGTTAGTGCAGATGTCCCAGCTTATGGACTAAGAGGAAAAGCTGTTTCTGATAATCCAAGAATTGAAGAGCATTGGAATACTGCAGGAATGCTTTTAGTAAACTCCCCAGCATTTTATGACCTACCTTGGTATCATAACTCATATCTTAATTTAAGTGATGATCCAACATTCCAGTCAATGGCTGAAAGATTAAAGGTAAGAGTTGGATTAGAGAATCTTGATCATACATATGGTATGACTTGGGTAAGAAAAGATATAAAAGCAGAGCATAGAGGTCAACTACTTGCCGTTGAAAATAGAAGAATTCCTCCTAGAGATATATAAATTTCCTTAGGATGGGAAACGACCTAGACAAGTCGCTAAACTGTCTACTCTTATTTGTGATAAACTAATTAGATGCACAAAAAGTTTATAGCCTCAATATTTTCAGTATTATTAGTTTTTGCTCAAGCAACACCAGCAAGTGCGTCAGATTCTGTTAGATACAAGTCCACAGAAATTCAAGTAATTCCAAAAGGAAAATGGACAACTTTAAAATTTAATGGTGGAAAGACTGAAATTCAGGGTAATGGAAAAAGATCTTTATTTTGTTATCAGGCTGGCATTGATACAACAGGGAAGAAAAGACCATCGTATATCAAACTAAGGATAACTAGAATAGTTCCAGGTCCAAATGATCCAAGTGCTACTAATACATATTTCTTTACTGAAAAACCAGGAAGCGAATTTGTAGCTTCTAATTGCTGGAATATTGTAACAACCTATCCTGTTGTAGTTCAAATTAAAATTACTGGCGGAAGTAAAACATATAACTCAGACATAAGGCAATTTAAAATGTGGACTCCAAATGCAGACTATCCACAAGATTTCTCTGATTTTATACCTGAAACAACTATTAATTAGTTTATTAGCAATGATATAATAGATTTGTTAGATACGTCTAACGAGGAGTCTATGCAATAAATTGAAAAAAATCTTTTCCTACCTACTATTACTTCCAATAATATCTGCTACAATGATGTTTTTGATTCTGCCAGCAACCCAGGCAAACACTCCGCTTGTATGCAATATGTCTACAATTACTGGAGATGATGATGGATCTTTTCCAATGACTCTTCCGTTTACTCTGACTCTAGGTAGCACAGACTATACTCAAATTTTTTATAGCACGAATGCAACTGTAACTTTTGGAAATCCAGATGGTACATATTGGGACTACCCACAAACACCATCTATATCTATAGCTGGAAAAGACTGGG